CTCGTTCCCAGCGCCAAATTACACACAAGGATATAAATCGGAGGATTAATGGCACTTGAGCGCATGGCGTCCGTCACGTGTGATGGTTCGCGTTTAGAGCAATTAAAAACGCTGGCTCTAGTAATTGCGGAACAGATAGATGCCGGAGACGAGTCTCATAGCATGGCACAGCTTGCAAGGCAATACAGAGAGACAATTCGAGAAATTGCAGAGCTGGAAGGTGACGAGGACGATGACGAAATCGCTCGAATCATCGCAAGCCGCGATTCTTAGAGGTAGCCAAACACCGACACGGCTCATCATGCCAGAGTATTCCGACACCGAATGGAAAGACTGCCACGCGATCAATGCGGCAGGCGGTATTGAAATGCTCGAATGGCAAGACGGCATCATGCGCTGCTGGCTTGCGACCAACAGTTTCGGCAAATGGGCGGCTACCACGTGCGGCGGCAGCTTGTCACGTCAAAACGGCAAGTCGCTCGGTCTAGTGGTGCCACGCTCGAATTACGGCATGGTGATGCTCGGCGAAGAAGTGCTGTATACAAGCCACTTGCAGAAAACGTCCACTGAGACGTTCGAGAGCATCGCCACATTCTTCGATTCGAAGCCGTTGAAGAAGTACGTCAAGGACATAAAGACGGCGCTCGGACGCGAACAGGTCATCCTGAAAAACGGTGGACGTATCAAGTTCCTGGCACGGACGCGAAACGGTGGACGAGGGCAGCACGGCGATTTGCTCATCTTCGATGAAGCGTTGGAGCTGGACGCAGATTCGCAAGCGAGCTTCCTGCCTGCAATATCGGCATCGCGAAACCCGCAAGTGATTTATGTCTCGTCACCTCCGACCGCGCAGAGCACAGGCGGCGTTTTTCGGAACATCCGCAACCGTGCGATTAACGGCGAATCTGACCGAATCTCATGGTTCGAGTGGAGCGTGGACGAAATCGGTGACGTGAAGGACAAGGCGCGATGGTACGCGACAAACCCATCGCTCGGCATACTGATTCAAGAATCGACCATCGAGAGCGAGGTCGAGCAGATGGATGCCGACACGTTCGCACGCGAACGGCTCGGATGGTGGAGTAACGAAACCGCAAGCATCGATTACGTCATCGAGCGTGATGACTGGCAAGCCTGCAAGGTGGACAAACCGAAGCGTGACGGCGTGCTCGTGTATGCGGTTAAGTTCTCACCTGACGGCTCAACGGGCGCTCTGGCGGCGTGCTACAAGCCCGACAATGGCGTTCCGTTCGTATACGTGGTGGACGTGAAGTCGCTGTCACATGGTATCGGATGGTTCGTGGACAGTCTAGCGCCACGGGCAAGCAAGGCCGCGCAAATCGTTATCGATGGTCAGTCCAATGCGCAGAACTTGAACGAACGTCTGCTGTCCGAGGGCGTGCCGCCAAAGGCGATTATCCGTCCACGCTCAAACGATATGGCGGCGGCGTGCTCGGCGCTCGTGAACGCGGTTAAAGAACGTCAGATAACACACTACGGACAGCCAGCATTAGACGATTCCGCAACAATGACGCAGCGGCGAAGAATAGGAAATAGCGGCGGGTTCGGTTTCGCATCAACTGATAACGCAGACGCAACGCTCATTGAAGCGGCGGCATTGGCATATTGGAGCGCAATGACTACTAAGCGCAAGCCTGGAAGAAAGGCGGTTGTTTTCTAATGGCAGACAAGCAACCAGATACATGGCATCAGATAGCGACCGTGCAGCCGCCAATAGCTGACTTTGCACGGTTTGGCGCTGATTTTCCCGACGAGTGGCGCGACATGCTCGAAGATTTGATGGCGCTCTGGGCGGCGAAGCTCGGGCGCAATCGGCTGAAGATGCGCTACTATAACGGAAAGAACGTGCTGAAGGATTTCGGCATCAGCATCCCGCCCCAATTGCTCAACGTGGAAACCATCGTAGGATGGCCCCAAAAAGCAGTTGACGCGATGGCTGTCCGTTGTCGTTTCGACGGTTTCACGGCGTCCACCGATGCGGCGCAGGCGATGTTAAATGCCGTAGACGAGCGTAGCAGATTACGTGTTAAGTACCGACAGGCTACGCAATCGACGCTTATCCATTCATGCTCGTTCGCAACGGTCACGCTCGGCGAGGATGGGCGCAGCCGTATCGATTTTTACAGTGCAGAACGCGCTGCCGCACGATGGGACGATGCGAAAGGACGCATCGCCTATGGTATGGTGGTGGACGAGTTCAAGGATGGCGTGCCGTCTGAGATTACGCTATACACAGACAATGCCGCTGTCCACGTGTGGGCAACAGGCGCGGGTTTCTTGGACTGGTACGCGCAGCCGTACAGCATGGGCAGGCCGACGATGGAAGCGTTCGTCTACAGGCCCACGTTCACCAAGCCGTTCGGCCAGTCACGCATCAACCGCGCAGTGATGAGCATCACTGATTCGGCTGTCCGTGAAGCGTTGCGCACCGAGATTTCGGCAGAGTTCTTTACGAGTCCGCAGAAGTACCTGCTAGGAGCTGACAAGAACGCTTTCGCGCAGAAAACCAAGTGGGAAGCCTATATAGGCAACATCTTCGCTGTAGGTCGCGACGAGAACGGCGATTTGCCGCAATTTGGGCAGCTTGCTCAGGGGTCTATGCAACCGCATACAGACTACATGCGCAGCCTGGCCGCTCGGTTCAGCGGCGAGACCAACGTGCCGATTAGCACGCTCGGCATCATCCACGACCAGCCAGCCAGCGCGGAAGCCATCTATGCGGCTAACGAGCCGCTTATCATCGAGTGCGAGGATTTCAACGATTCAGCACGCGAGAGCATCAAGACGCTCGCGTTGATGGCAATCGCAGGCGAGATTGATGTGCCGCTCGATGAGCTTCCCGACGATATGACCGACTTCACGCCGAACTTCCGCAATCCCGCGATGCCGTCAGTCGTTTCGCAGACAGATGCGATGGTCAAGATTGCGTCCGTCGTTCCCGGTTTCGCTGGCACTGATGTGTTCTTCGAGCAAATCGGCTTCGCGGAGGACATGCGCAAGAAAGCGGAGAGCGAAATCAGGCGCAACGGCGCGTCGTTCACTCTCGCTAGCGTTCTCGAAGGTGCGGCAAATCGCGCAGCTAATCAGAACGTCCAGGTGGGGGCAACTAACGAGCAGCGCACAATATAAGGCGCTCCAACAGTTGACGAGACAGCGGCAACGCCTGTTGAAGATGATGCGAGGTCGATTCTACGGGGTAGGTAATGGCAGCTCCTAACTACGAGCAAATACAAAGCTTTAACCGCGTTAAAAGCCAACTGACAGAAGCAGCGGTAGACGAACTGCTCGGCGAGATGTACGACGGCATTACAGTTGACGAGATAATCAGCGAAGCGACGCGAATCGCGGTGAAATATGCCTATCTCGGCGCGGAACTCGGCGCACAGTGGTACGAGCTGTGCAGCGAGCTAGCGGGAATCGATATCGAGCCAGCGATGGTTGGAGAAGTGGACGCCGAAGCACTCGAAGCGAAAGCGCACGCGGCGCTCGACCGTCCAGAGTCCACCATCGGCGAGACGGCGCAGCAAGTGTTCAACAGCTATCTACAGAACGTCATAAACGAGTCAATCCGCACGACTGGCAACGCCAATTTGTGGCGTGACTACGAACGCGGCCTAGCGGGTGGACGATGGGCGCGTGTCCCTGTTGGCGATACGTGCGCTTGGTGCCTGATGCTGGCTTCGCAGGGCGCGTGGTATCTGTCCGAAGAATCCGCGCTAGGGCGCGAAGCCGGGCATTACCACGACGGTTGCAATTGCACGGTTGTCTATCATGCAGACCCCGATAGCATTCGAGGATATGAGAATCTAGGCAAATACAAGGCGATGTACTACGAAGCCGACAATGCTCGAATCGCAAACAACAAAGGCCGCGAAAAGTACCCCGAAGAGCTGGCGCAGCGCATCGCACGCGCCAAGGCCGAGCATCAGTTGAAATACGACGCGGGCGAAACCGACAAGAAGTGGACGGTCTACAACGAAGATATGATTGTCATGCGTTACAAGTACGGGCTGAAATAGCCCATCCAACTAGGTAACAAGCGGCGAAATGCTGCTTTTACAGCCGTTCACCATTGGGCGGCTTTTTATCCATGCCAGCGGAAAGCTGGCTTTTTTTATGCCCGAAAAGGGTTGGAAGGAGGCCATTCATGGCTGACGAGACGCAAGCGCAGAGCACCGACGAGCAGGCGCAGCAAGTGGACGAATCCACCGACTGGCAGGCGAAGTACGAAGCGATGCGCGAGCACATGCGCGACTGGGAAAAGAAAGCCAAGGCCAACCAGAGCGCAGCCGACGAGCTGGAAAAGCTCAAGTCGGAGCAGATGACCGAGCAGGAAAAGGCGAACGCACGAGCTGAAAAGGCCGAAGCGGAACTCAACGCACTAAAGGCCGAGCAGCAGCGCACCGATGCGGCGCGGCGATTGTCCACCGAGACGGGCGTGCCGTTCGAAATGCTCATGTACTGCGCCGACGAAGAAGCGATGGCCGACTTCGCGAAAACCTACGCCAAAGAGAACCATGTCAGCAGCGCACCTGCCGCCGTTGGCTCTCGCGTCATTCGCGGCAACGAAAAGCCGCGCGACAACGGCGCGGTGTTCGCAGAACTTGCAGACCAATTATTCAAACACTAAGGAGATACCACTATGGCACTCGCAACTAATCCCGTTGACATTAACCGTGGCACCACTGGCATCCAGCTTCCGAAGGAGCTGTCCGCTGAAATCTGGGCGAACGCGCAGGATGAATCCGCAGTCATGCGCCTGGCGCAGCAAATCGCGCTGCCCGGTAGCGGCATCACGATTCCCGTCGTGACTGGTGACCCTGCCGCCGACTGGACGGCTGAGACGGCTGAGAAACCCGTTTCTGAGTCCACGTTCGGATTCAAGCAGATGACTCCGTACAAGATTGCCGTCATTGAACTGTTCTCGATGGAGTTCCGTCGCGATCTTCCCGCTCTGTACGCCGAGCTGGTTCGCCGTCTGCCTGCCAGCATCGGCAAGAAGTTTGACGAGACCGTGTTTGGCGGCACGGCACCTGGTTCGAACTTCGACGTGCTGTCTGGTTCGACCGCTGTTGCTGTCGGCGGCACTGGCACTTACGGCAAGCTGGTCACGGCTCTCGAAACCATCGCCGCTACCGATGCAGAGCTGACGGGTTGGGTAATATCGCCGCAGGCCGAAGCACTGCTGCTCAAAGCTACCGACGGCAACAACCGTCCGCTGTTCATCCCGAACGCCAACGATGACCGCGCTATCGCCAACCTGCTCGGCGCTCGTGTCGAGCGTTCGCGCCGTGTCTACAAGGCAGGCACGCCAAACGTCATCGGCTTCGCTGGCGATTGGGCGCAGGCTCGTTACGGCATCGTGGACGGCATCAACCTTGCCATTTCGGAGGAAGCCACGGTAAACACTGGCACCGAGCTGGTCAACACCTGGCAGCGCAACATGTTCGCCGTCCGCGTCGAAGCCGAGCTGGGCTTTGTCGTTAAGGATGCCGCTGCGTTCGTCAAGCTGACCGATGCCGCCCAGTAAAGCAGGCCAGCTATGAGACTGCAAGCACCGTATTCCCAGGGATACGTCGAAGCGCAGGGCGAGCTGGCTGAGCGGCTTATCGCGAACGGGTACAAGCCCGTGGAAGAGCCGAAACCGAAGCCGACCCGAAAGCGCACCACCAAAAAGGAGCAATAATCATGGCATATGCGGAAGTATCGGACATTGAATCGCGGTGGCGCGAACTGTCCACTGACGAGCAGGCACGCGCTAGCGTCTTGATTGACGATGCTTCCGCGATGCTCGATTCGCTGGTAGCGGTGGACGAGACCGACGAGAAGCAGGCGGCGCTTCTAAAGACCGTCTGCTGCTCGATGGTTATCCGTGCAATGTCGGCAACCGAGTCCGATTCATTCGGAGCTAATTCGATGACGATGACGGCTGGCCCGTATTCGCAATCTTGGAACTACAGCAACCCAACGGGCGATATGTATCTCACGAAGATGGAGAAGCGGCTGCTGGGCATTACAACGAGCTACATCGGCCACATTCGCCCGATGATGGCGGGTGAGCACGATGCGTGGAATTAGCATCACGGTCAAAAAGCCGCTCGATGGCACGCTCGACCGTTTCGGCAATCCGATTAAGACTTGGCAGACATTTACTATCGATGACGTGCTAGTAAGTCCAGGCGCAACAGCCGACCTCGAAGCGTCAAGGCCAGAGGGCGTGTCGGTGGCATGGACGTTGCATATTCCCAAGACGTTTGTTGACACGCTCGAAGGTTGCGAGATAACGTTGCCGGACCCTTACGGTGGACGGTATCGCGTTATAGGCAATCCAGGTCAGTACATGGACAAGAACACGCCTACCAGATGGCATATGCCCGTCGAGATTGAGGCCGCACATGGCTAACGTCACGTCAAAAATCGAAGTGGACATGGACAGCG